CATGCCAGACATCGGTGCGGCTGAACCGCCCCGAGCTGCCATCAGGCAGAGTAACATCATAGAACAGCTCGAGCCCGTCGGCCCGGTCCCAGAATTGTGCCGGTTGAACGCTGCGCGGATCGAGCCGAGAGAGCGCCTTGGGGCGGAACATCCCGTCGCGGTGGACAAACACCGCGAAAGAGCCCGCCATCAGCATGTCGCCAAGCAGCACCTCCTTGAACAGGAAGATGCTCTGCGCGGCGTTGGGCCGGTCGTGGAACAGCGCGAACAGCGGCGAGGTGTCGGCGCGCGCCTTCCCGTCGCCCTCGCGGCGATAGTAGAGCATCGGCGTCATCGCGAACACGCCGGTCAGGATCTCGAGCGCGTGAAGCACCGCCGGCAGGCTCATCGCCGCGCGCTCGCTTACTGCAACGCGGGCGCTGCCGCTCGTTCCGGTCATGAACCAAAGCGCCTCGCTGCTGGCGTCCGCCAGAGTGCCCGCGGTGACTGGCGCGGGCCCGGCATCGGCACCCGCACCCTGCCACCAGCGCCTCAAACGCGCGCCAATACCCATCACAGCCCCGTGTATTCGAGGATTTTTGCCTCGGCCTTGGGCTCGGCCATGACAATCGCGGCCAGCGCGTTGATCATCGCGTCCACTCCGTCGATCTTGTTCGGGCTCTCGGCGCTTTCCTTCTTGGGCAGGATCGTGCCGTTGACGTGCCGGGTGACGACCGCGTTCGAGACCATCCAGGTGAGCACCGGGCTGCCATCATGCCCGAGATAGCGCGCCGGATCGCGTGCCCGCACCCGTGCCTCGAGCTCTTTCGCCGCCGGGGTTACGTTCGCCGCCGATTTGTGCAGGATCGCCGCGATCGGCTCATCGCCCGAAAGCTCCTCGTTGAGGCGCGAGGCCATCTGCTGCGCGGCGGCAAACTGGTCGAATGTCACGCGCCGCACCGCCTGGGTGGCGATCAGCCAGCGGATGAACATCTCGACCGCGTTATGATCGACAAAATCGCCGGGGGTGACCAGCAATTCGCCCTGCCATTGCCGCGGCAGCCGCTCGAGCGGCCTGTTCCAGATCGGCCTGCCCTGCTGATCGAGCGCGAACAGCGGCGGCAGCCCGGCCACCTCATCCTCCGATCTGGGCACCCGCCCAGCCCACACGCCGTAGGTCGACTGCCCCGTGTCGCTTTGCGTCTCGCGGATCAGCGCGGCGGCGGGGATGAAGAACTTCGGCTTGAACAGGATCCGGCCATCCGGGCACTGCCCGGCGAGCACCACCGCGGTGATGTCATCCTTGTCTGCGAGGTCCGCCCCGATCGTGCATTCGAGCCCGCGGAAATCCTCCCAGTCGAGCCCCTCGATCGTCGCCTTCTTCCACTGCTCGACCGACAGCCACGCGCTTGCGGCGCTCAGCCAGACATTGAGCCGCTTGGTCAGAAACTCGCCGAGCGAGGCGGGCGAGCTCTTGGCCTCGAGCGCGTAGCCGCGCAGCTCGTCGAGATCGACGGCCGTGCCGAGCAGCGGATTGGCTTTGCGCCAGCTCGCCTCGTCAAACGGATCATCGCCCTCGTCGATCGTGAAGATGATCCCGAAAAAATGGTCCGCCTCAAGCGCCCCGCCGAGCACCTTGGCAAGCAGCGCGCGCTGCTCGTAGCACACGCCGCGCACGTTGTAGCCCGCGGTGGTGATCATCCACATCAGCGGCTGCTTGCGCGCGCCGAATGCCGAGCGGATGACGTCGAACAGCCCGCGATCCTTGTGCGCGTGCAACTCGTCAAGGATCCCGACATAGGGGTTCCAGCCATCCTGCGTCGAGGATTTGGCGTTGATCGGCTGCATCGCGCCGCCATTGTCCCCGCAGGTGATCGCGCGCGCCCAGACCCGCAGGTTGAAGGCCTCGCGCAGCGCCGGGGTGCGCTGCGCCATGAGCTTGGCAGGCTTGAACACCTTGTCCGCCTGTGCGCCGGTGGTCGCACCGATCACGATATCCGGCCCCAGCTCGCCCTCGCAGGTGAGGCAGTAGAGCGCGATGCCCGCGGTGAGCGTGCTCTTCGCGTTCTTGCGCGCGACCTCGATATAGGCCCGCGTGAAGCGCCGCCGGTCATCCGATTTGCGCCGAAACCCGAACACGTTGACAAGGATAAAGACCTGCGCGGGCTCGAGCTTCAGCGTCGGCGTCTCCCAGGCCCCCTGAACATGCGGCAATTTCTCCAGGAAATCGCACACGTCATGCGCGTGCCACTCGCTGAAATAGAACCCGCAGTCCCGCCGGCGGGTGCGCTTGAGATCGGCCAGAAACCGCCGGGCTGCGAGGCGGACAAATTCGCAATGCCCCCGGCGCTGGCGGTCCGCGACGGCGCGCGAGGCATAGTCGAAGGCGATGCGGACGTAGGGGCTCTCAAATTGGCTTGCGGCCGTTGCGCGTGAAGGGGTTTTCGCTGCTTTGCGTTGCGCCATCCTTCATTCCCTGGCGGACGCGCGGCCCGGCGATGCCCAAGAGCTCGCGCATGCGGCGCAGCTCGGTAAGGTATGCTGCCGGTGGCGGCTCGCCGGCTTTGAACGCCGCGCGTGCCAGCGCCTCGGTGGCGCAATAGGTGGCAAACAGCGAACTGTCGCGCTCGGTTATTCCGGCGGCCATCACGCGGCTGATCTCCTCGAGCCAGATTTCCTGCGCCGCGGCTGACAGGTAGGTGGGCATCATCGGTGGATCGCCGGGGGTGATCAGCTGCACCGGCCCCGAGCCGTCACGACACGGTCGCAGAGTGCCGCGCTTGGCCTTGACGGCCGGCGTCTGGGGCTTGGGTCCGCGCTTCACGACGCCCTCGCAAGGCGAAATTCGATCATGATTGTTGCCCTTTGCAGGCCCCGTTGGCGGTCCCGATCGCGAAAAATTTAATTCCGTCCGCAATTTTTATTGGGGCCGAAAGTTTAATTTGGCCGCGCAAATTTTTGACTTGCGCGCCGGTCCCCAGGGCGCGCGCTGCCAGAGATTGGACGGCCCCCTGGGGTTCGCGTGGCCATCAAGGCGCGGCAGTTCAATCGAGCTGATGCAAGCCGCCAGTCCTGCACCGCGTTAATTCGCCGCCAATCAATCCGGCGTCCAGCCGCGCGCCCTGCGTCCCTCGCGCGCCGTCTTCGCCCGGTGGCATGGCCAGCACAGCGGCTGCAGATTGCTCTCGTCATCCGTCCCGCCCAGGTGCTTGGGCACGATGTGATCGACCGTTGCAGCAATCACCGCGCGCCCAGCCGCACGGCAGATCCGGCACAGCGGCTCGCGCGCCAGCACCCGCGCCCTCAGCTGCACCCAGGCCGAGCCATAGCCGCGCTCGTGGCGCGATCCGCGCCGCCTGGTCGCCCAGCCCCGCGCTGTGGCAAGGGGGGCACCCGGTTTCACGCCCGTGCCGATTTTGAGACTGGGAGGGCGCCTGGCCATGCAGCGCTCACACAAACGCCCGGGCGGCGGGTTTGCAACAGCAGCCATCCGGGCGCACTTCTCGATGATGCCTGATTTCTATCACGTGCATGGGCACTGTCAAGCCACTGCCGCGCCCAGCACCCGCGGCCCCGCCCCCTTCAGCAGGTAGTTTGCCGCAAGCTTGAACTCAACCGAAACCCGGCGCTGCCCGCTATCGGGCGAAAGCGCGGGATAGAGCCGCGCGGCGATCGCGGCAAAGCTCTCCTCCTCTTCCATCACCCCGTCAAAGGCGGCAAGCAGATCAGCCGGGATAAACCCGCGCGCCCAGTCGATATCCTCGCGCGCGCTGATCGCCGCGGCCCCGGCGGGCAGATGCGCAAAGGGCGAGCCGCCGCCGCGCCCGGTGGTATCGAGCGCGCTGCGATAGAGCCCGCCCTTTGCCAGTGCCAGCCGCGCGGCATACCACTCGAGCACCGCAAACACCCCGCGATCAACCACCCGCGAGCGATAAAGCGTCTCGAAGCGCGGCACGCGCCGCACCGCCTCGTGCGCGCGGATTTCCCCGCGCACCACCACCTCGCCGTGCGGATTTGGCACCGGCGCGACCTCAAACAGCCCATGCTCCAGCCGCGCGCCGTTGCTGATCGCCTGCTGCATCACCGGGTGAAGCGGCCTTGCGCCCTGCGCCCTGCCCGTGCCCCGCTTGCGCCTCTGCCTGCCCATTCCAGCCCCCTTTTGCTCATCCTGCCACTCTGCGCTCAGCCGCCCGCAAACGGCCCTGGAATTGCATCGAGCGCCTTTCCCCTACCCGACTAGCCAAACACCTCCCAACGCAATCCTTGGGCCATTTCCGGGCCATACAAGCGCCATTCGCGCCTGAGGGTGACATTGCCCGCCTCATCCGGCACCAGCACGGCGCGCGCCGGCGGCCTGATGATAGCGCTGGCTCGGGGTGTTGGCTGGCAGCGGGTAATTGACCTCGAGCCATTCCTCCATGCACAGCTTGCCGTCGCGCCATTCGGGCCGGAAGCGCCGGCGCTGGCCCGAGCGCGCGCGGATTGCGTTGATCTC